TCCTGCTGGTGTGCGACCTAGGATCATGAGCATTCCTCGGTGGCGATCCATTGCAGCACTCCTCCCACCGAGCCGAGGACGTGGGTGCCAGTGGTGGGCGCAGCGGGGATTTTGAGCTTGCGTTTGGTAAACCCCTCTTGGCCCAATGTCTCTTGGACTAAAGTCGCATCGATCTCGAGCGTTGCGTAAACGAAATTTCTATCAAGGTCAGCCGCCTTAATTTGATATGGGTATCCGCCTGCTGCCGAGTTGCTCGCAGACTTAACAAGCTGGCTGAATAAAATAGGAACTTGGTTATTTGCCATAAATTTAATAAGTTATTCGTTTGAAATCACCGCTTGCGACAGCTGATATAATTACTTCTGAAAATTCACCATAATTGGTGCTTTCCTGGCTTAGAATTTTCCGACCAAGACGGAATTCTTCTGTAAAAAAAGAATTACCGCCAGTAAATCCTCTAATTTGCCCTACCGGTAGACGAACTCCGCTCAGATCATATATGTATAATGTTGGGAGGACTGGGGCTGTAACAAATTCACCCTTTCTTGCTGTAAAACGATATACAGCCAAATCGTAGATTTTTTCTGACACTTCGATTTTCTCTTCGCCAGAAGAGTCAACCTCAAATGAAAGATAATTGGCTGCTAGTTTATTTAAGTCTATAACGCCAGTGGTATTCACTCTTCCGTAAGCTGTCACGGTGCAAGTAATAAAACCATTGCCCATGTCTTGGTAGCTCGGCGTAGGGAAAATATATGCGCCGTCAATGCACGGGGAAGCGTCCTCACGCGAAATCGCATCGCCCTCCCTAAAACTAAAGTAATCAATGTTTTCGTCGGCCCGACGAATGTATTGCTGCTGTATCATGCAAAGTCCGCTGCGGAATGTCTGCACAACGCGATTCGGTTGCTTAATCCAGCCTGGCTCTCCGTGGTAAATGTAGCTCATATTATTTAAGCGATTAGTGCTGCCATAGGCAGTTTCGGTTCGATTTTTTCAACTGCTGACTTGATCGCCTCGACTGCGGTCTTGATCGCTTCTAGCAATCCGGTTGCGCCCGACTTCGCGGCCACGTCAAGCTCGATGCCGTCTTTTACCGAGTCGCGCAACCCCTTCACGCTCTTGTCTGCGTCGAGCGTGGTTTCTACTTTTGAAAAGGCAGAATTAGTTGATTTTTTGGCTTCGTCGTATTTCACAATCAAATCTGCTTTCAGTGGATTTCCACCCATAAATGCAATAAGTTCGCGGATCTTTTCTTGTCCCTTTTCAGAATCAATCGGGTTTTTAGAAAGGTCGGTTTTCACTCCGTTTAGATATGTCACAACGGCTCGTATTTGCTCTTCACCAGTCTGCCCGATTTTATCGACTCCTAGTTTTTTAGCAAGATCGGGAAAGCTCTTTTGAGAAAGATCGGTTCCAAGCAATTTGTCCATTGCTTTCAATTCATCTGTTGCAGCCTTTGAACTATTCGCCGCTTTATCTAACGCTTTGATTTCTTTCATATTTGCAAGCGTGTCGGCAAAGCCTGTTGCAGATTTTAGATTTTCGTTTAGTTTTGCGGACATTTCTGCGGCCTTGTAAAACAACGGATTTCCGTCCTTATCGTATTGCTTTATGTTTGCGGAGTTGGTTGCGGCGATAGCCATGTTGGTTGCAAATAAAGCGGCTTGCTCTGGATCAAGTCCTGCCGCCAAGGCTTTCTGAACATCGTCGGCATACTTCTTTTGTTCCTGCAAGAATTTAACGCGCTCCGAATCGCCAGCGGCTTGCGCCTGGGCTAACTCAAGCTGGTATTTTAGTTCGTCTTGTTTTGCTGCAATTTTATCTTGTTCAATCTTTAAAGTTTCAGCCGCCTTTTCTGCTGCTTGTTTTTTTAGATCTTCAGATTTTTTCCACTGGTCAAAATAGGACTTGGCTTCTGCGACGGCCTCCTCGTCAGTCAATACAATTGTTTTTGTAGATGCCGCGATCTTTGCATTATTCGCGTCGATCTGATCTTGAGTTGATTTTATGTCATCAAAAAGAGGGGGAATTTCTTTGTAATTTTCAGAAAATGATTTTGGCAATGCGGCTCCTGCGGTGGTAAATTGTTCTGCAATTCTTCCTCCGGCCCCGGCAAAATTATCGGCAATTTTATTTGCGGCGATGTTCGATTCATTTGCCGCTTGGTTTAAACTAAGCGCAATGCCCGATGTCCATGTGGAACCTGCTAGACCTTGAGCTAGAGTCCGCATGATAGTCACAGCCGCTTTTGTTGCGATGTATTCAAAAGAATCCACAACGGTTTTACCTAGTGCCCCGCTTGGATCAAAAATGCTCCCTGCAAATTCAGCGACCGTTTTAAATGCGGCAATCATATGCTTGTAGATCTCATTCGCTGTTTCCATGGCCCACACTTTCATGGAGAGAAAAAGGTTTTCGATCCCAGCGGCATATTCTCCACCGGAGATGGCCGAGATGCTGCTGCCGATATTGCCGACGGCTTTCTCCACGTTAAATGCTTTATCAATTAAATCGGAAAAATAAGTGATCGTGTTTCCAACGGCCTGTCCTATCAGATCAAAGAGCGGAGCGATCTCGGCTATTCGTTCAGACCATTTCTGAATGATCGGAGTCAGGGCCTCAATTACTGGCTTACCAAAACGCCGGTAGAGGTCATCTACGGCATCCTGCATGGTGGACATGACACCGTTGAATGTCAGTCCCTGCTTTTTCGTCATTTCAAAGAATTTGCCGCCTTCGGATGTGACATCTTTGAAGGCATCGCGCACCATCTGCGATGTAATGCCGCCCTGCTCCATTTCCTTTCGGAGCTCGCCCATGCTCTTGCCTGTTTTTTGCGAAATGGTATCCAATGGATTGAACCCAGAGTCGATCATCTGGTTCAGTTCTTCGCCGGTGAGTTTGCCCTGTGATTCGACTTTTCCAAATGCCAAGGCTAGGGATTTTAGTTTCTCCTCATTGCCTTGAGCTACGTCACCGAGCATAGATACGATTGGGATGACATCCGAGGACATGACGCCGAATGCAAGCAATGTTTTAGATGCGTCCGCAAGGCCTGGTATCGTGAATGGAGTTGATGCCGCAAATTTGCTGAGGTCTTCCAAAAATGTTTTTGCGAGCTTCGTATTTCCAATCAGCACATTGAAACTCGTTTCCAGTTGTTGAAAATCGGCGGCCTTATTGATCGACTCGCCAAACGCTTCAAACGCTCCGCTAACAGCCGCAAAAGCAGCGTCAACGGCCATCATACCTAGTTTAACTGCTCCGCCTGCTAATGCCGCCGCGCCTGCGATTTTGGCAAATCCACTTTCCCCTTTTTTCCCTGTCTTTTCCATAGCTTTGCCCATTTCATTAACGTCCTTTGACGTTCCGTCAGACTGATCTCCGATGGCCTTGATGTTTTTCTCCATCGAAGTCACCTGACCGATGCGCTTCATCGTGCTTTCGAGTTCGGTCATCGAAAGCTCACCGCTCGATACCTTGCCTTTCAGCTGCGTCAGTTCGTCTTGAACGGCTTTGAGCGTCTTCTCAAGTCCTGTGTCTGTTGCTCCAAATTCTACTGTTACGTCGGCCATTTTATTAAGTTTCTACAAGGGTTTTTTGTCTCTTTTTTAGGATCTGATTCATCTGATTCCGCATCTTTACCACTACAACAGCGGTTGCATATGCCTCTTCGCTCTTTGGAATGACGTTGCTTGCCCACGGCACATTATTAGTCAAGAAAACGCGAGGATTCTTAATGTCGCTCGTCATGTCTTGAACCTTTCCAGATCCGCTTTTCATCGCCTTTATTACCCATTTAGGGAAGTTACTTAACAATGAACCTTTGTTCACTTTTTTCAGCTGTGTCGCGCAATCTGCCCAGCCACCCTTGCTAATGCCGACTCGCTTTTGCACTTCTGAAATGTATGTCTCTTGCTCCGATACGGACGCGATAAATAGCTTTGATCCCCGTGACTTCGTGCGGCCTGTTGTTTTGTTCCGAGCCTCGTTATGGACGGATTTCATTTTGCTTGCGCCAATAACCTCCATCCCTGTCCACTTATTCAAAAATCCGATGTTGCGAAGGATCGTTTCGACAATATCAAATCTGCCGCTTTTTATCAAAGCCTTGAGCCGCGCCTTGATCTTTTGTGATCCAACTTTGTCAGCGTATTCGTCAAGTTGCTCTGTGTTTTTGATAATCTTGCCGATGTCATTTTTTACGCGAATTGTGCCGGAGGTTTGCTCCTCTCCGAATGGCTGCGTCCTTCTCGCCAACTCCACGCAAAGAAGGCGAGCATTGAGCGAGACGGCGTCAGGAATCGTGACTTCGCGTATCTCTGCGTAGTCTTTCATAATCTGCTCAAATTTCACGCTCTCGAATTTAAACTTTGCCATATTTTGCGAGGGTTGCCTCTATGGTGGCGAAAGCGTCAACATCAACAGCGGAGTTGTTACGCGACCAAGGGCGATGGATGCCGTTTGCGTAGTCGTCAGCCTGGAGCAACTGCAAGCCTGCCGCGAATGGAAGCTCTTCGAGGATGTGAGAGAAGCCCCAGCCGGTCAGCTTGACGAGTCTGAAAACGTAAGCCGCAAGCCAGTTGGGGCCATTTAGTTTCCCGACCCCGATCCTTCTTTTGATTGGGTTGCCGATGCGTTGTAAAGCTCAAATGCGGCGTTCATCGCGTCTGTCATTGCCGAGATTTCAAGGTGATGAATCATGTTGTTTTCGATCCAAGAATCCACGGCGTTGATGAATGCGCTCCGGTCATTGACGACAGAGCGAATCGCGCTGTACGGCTCGCTGTGAAGGTATGCAAATGCGGCTGATTTCCAGACCAAGTCCATCGTTCCGCTGAATACCTCGTTGCGTTGCATCCAGCTAATCGTGAGTGCGGTGATCGGTCGCAGGGTGCGCCCGTTCACGATCTTCGGCCCGTCTTCCATTGCTTGGATGCGGAGAATTTCGTCGTCTTTTTCTAGTTCGTTATCTTTGTTTTTTTTCATATAATTATTTTAAAAACCTCGTCATTTCCTGCTTGGTTTTGTCCGAAGCATTTTCCGAAATCGCGATGCGTTTTCCGTTGTGTTCGATCTCAATTAAGCGCGGAGTGTTGCGAATGATGTCCACAAGGACATCCCT